ACAAGCGCGAGACAAACAGTAACACTTATTTCCGATGGAACAGACTTCACAACAACAACTGCAAAGTAAAGCGGACGCAATAATACCTTGCTTAGAGTTCATTAAGTTGAATATAAAAAGCAATAGCAAAGAAGGACGCATTGCAAATGGAAAGCGTAAGCTACAAATGTGGAAGCATTACACTTGGAAAGTGACGCGTATTTCGTTAAACATCGCACTTTGGATATTTATAATTTATAAACTACTCTCATAATGGCGAATACAATAGACTTCAATGTAAATACCAACGCGGTAACTGTCCTCAATCAAACAGGAGCAGCGGCTGAAAATACAGCCAAAGGATTCAAGAGTGCAAAACAAGAACTTCGCGCCCTTCAAAATCAGTTGCTCGAAATGGATCAGACGAGTGAGGAGTTTAAAAAAGCTTCCAAGCGAGCTGCGGAATTAAAGGACACTATTTCCGACTTAGGTGCTGAGATTAATGCTAACGCAGGTAACGCTTTTGAAGGTCTTTCTAACAACGTTAGTTTATTTGGCACTCGTCTTATGAACTTGGACTTGAAAGGTGCAGGACAAGCGTTGAGCGGAATGGGTGTGGCAGTTAGTAGAATTGATTTTAAGACAGTCAAAGATGAATTAGGCGGTCTTGCTAAAGGATTGAAAGATTTAGGAACTGCTGTTCTTACTAATCCTTTCTTTTTAATTGTTGGTGTTTTAGCTGCTATTGCTTACAATTATAAAGACATTGCAAAGTGGGCAAGTCAAACATCAATTGAACAACAAAATCTTGCTAAAGTTACAAATGACTTAAATAAAGCGACAGAGCAGGAACTTTTAAAAGGAGCGCAAAAAATAACACAAGTTGAAATTTTAACTGATAGAGTTAAAGATAACAATTTAACAGAAAAAGAAAGAAGGCAAGCGTTGCAAGATTTGGAAACAATGTATCCAGCATACTTCTCAAATCTTAACGGAGATATTAACGACACCGAAGCTTTAAACTCAGCTAAAGAAAAGTTAATTACAAACATCAAAGCAGAAGCGAAAGCAAATGCTGCAAAGTCTTTACTTGAAGCGGAATACGCAAAGAAGATAGCATTAGAACAAGAACTTTCGTCTAAAAAAGGAAAATTATCTTTAGAAGAATTTAACAAGGCAGTAGAAACTGCAAAATTCAATCAACAAACATATTTCAAAGACGCGAATCAGGACTTGTCTGATTGGTGGAATGGAACGGAAGGGGTTGGTAAAGCGGCAATTGATTTAGAAGAAAGCATTCAACGCATTGCATATCTTGAATCAGAAGCAACATCTGCGGTTCTTGCTAATGTTCAAACGGAAGTAAAAGCAATTCACGAAAAAACAAAAGCGGCAACAAGCGCAGCACAAACAGAAGCGGAAAAGAAAGAAGCAGCACGTCAAAAAGAACTTGAAGACAATGCGATTAAGGCGGCTAATGAATTAAAACAAGAACAAAAACTTGCAGATGATAAACTTAAAGTTCGTGAAGATTTTATAAAATCTAATCAAGGCGCACAAGCAAATGAACTTTATGATTTAGAAAAGAAAAAAGAATTAGAACTTCAAACATACGAAGGTGATGAAGAAGATAAAGTGTTTATCGTTGAAAAATATCGTCTTTTAGAAAATGCTATTAATGTTAAGTATGACGATTTAGACCTTCAACAACAAATTGAAGCTAACGAAAAGAAGAAAGCTTTAGACGAAAAAACAAAAGCGGACGAGTTAGCAAGAGAAAAACAACTAGCAGAAGACAAACTTGCTGCAGAAAAAGCCCTAACAGACGCTAAATTCAATCTTGCTTCTGTTTCCGTTAATTTATTAGGAACACTATTCGCAAAGAACAAGAAAGCGGCAGACATTGCCTTTGCTCTTGACAAAGCTTTGGCTATTGCGCAAGTAGTCGTAAACACACAACGAGAAATTAGCGCGTATAATGCAAACCCTGTTTGGTCTTTATCTCCAGACGGTGGAGCATCGATAAAGATTCCTGCAATTATTGGTGCTAAACTTCGCGCGGCTGCGTCCATTGCTACAATAGCAGGAACGGCAATAGGTCGCTTTGCAGGTGGCGGAGGCGGTGGAACTGGAGCAGGTAGTAACGGCGGCGGCGGTGGAACGACAGCACCTTCACCGGCTAACTACGACTTCATAAGTCAGCAACCCAACCAACAACCACCGCTTCAGGCATATATCGTAGGTAGTCAAGTGAGCAGCAACTTAGAAGCACAACAACTAATTCAAAACCAATCTCGCTTAGGCGGTTAAAAAAAAACAATATGAAAAAAATTAAAGTTATTGAATACGGAATTGACGACGCAGGACTACTTGGAGTGTTCGCAATTAGCGTTGTTGAACAACCTGCAATCGGAGTAGACTTCGTTGCGCTATCAGAACAACACACGGTAAAGTTCAAAGAAGATTTTAGAGGTCTTTTATACGGTGCTTTATTGATTCCTGACCAACTCATTTACCGACGTGACGACAAGACAGACGAGGAATATTATGTGAAGTATTCGAAAGACACGATTCGCGCTATTGCTTACAACTACTTAAAGCAAAACATGACCAACAACGCAACGGTTGAACACGCGAAAGTTGTTGAAGGAGTTTCGTTGGTTGAAACGTGGATCATCGAAGGAGAGAACGACAAGTCAAAGAACTTCGGGTTCGACCTTCCAGAAGGAACTTGGTTCGGTTGCATGAAGGTTGACAATGAAGAAGTGAAGCAACAGATTCAAAACAAAGAAGTGTTAGGTTTCTCAATCGAAGGAAACTTCCTTGCCGAGAAAGAAATGTATATGCACTCTCACGAACAATTCGCAGCCATTCTTGAAGAATTAAACGAACTTTTGAAAGAAAAATAAATGAACATCGAAGCAGGGGGGTTCTTAAAGGTCGAACTATTCAACGACGACGCAACTCTGTTTCTTAACGCTCTCACCAAGATAACGAACGAGGGCGGTAAAATGGGGTTCAAGACTTACGGATTGAACGAAGACGAAATGAAGACGTTAAATACTATTCTTGACAATTTAGGATAAAAAAAACGAGGGGTAACTACTCCCCTCGTCAAACCTAAAAATCAAAAAGTAATCAATGAAAAATCGAATTACGAAACAAATCTACGCATTTTTCTATTTAGGAACTAAACATTTAATAAACACATTTATGAACTTACGAGAAAAAGTAAACGCACTTTTCGCGAAACACAATGTTAGCCTGTCAGCCGAAGAGGTTGTTGAGGTGAAGCAAATGGTTGAAGCGATTCTTGCGGACGGAACAAGCATCTACTCTGACAGCGACACATGGGCTGCTGGTGTTCGTGTATTCGCTAAAGACGCAGAAGGCAACGAGGTTGTTGTTGCGGACGGAGAATACACAACAGCAGAAGGAGTTATTGTAGTTGTTGCTGACGGTCTTTTAGTTGAATTGAAACCAATGGTTGAAGAACCAGAAGTTGAGGTTGAAGTAGAAGCCGAAGAACAAGCTAAAGAAGAAACATTCAACGCAGAGGTTGAAGGTCTTTTGTCTTTAGTTGCAAAATTAGAAAGTGAACTTGCTGACATCAAGAAGGCAAACACCGAACTTTCTGCAAACGTAGAGAAGTTGAGCGCACAACCTGCGGCAACATCAATCAAAGAAGTTAAACAATCAAAAGTAAGCGCACCTTCAAAAAGCTACAATAAAATGTCAGCTGAGGAACGCTTCTTATTTCACTTAAAAAAATAAAAAAAACACAATAAAAAATGGCTACTACCACTTCATTAACTACGACCTACGCAGGTCGCGAAGCAGCAGGATACATCCGCGCTGCATTTTTAAGCAACGAATCACTTGCTGCTGTTACTTTCAAAGAGAACATCGAGTACAAACAAGTTGTTCGTCGTTTAGTTGACTCTATCACTTTTGCAAACGCAACTTGTGACTTCACTCCAACAGGAACTGTAACACTTACTGAGCGTATCTTGACTTTGGAAAAATTCCAAATTCACAGACAATTGTGCAAAAATACGTTTTTGATCGATTGGGAGGCGCGCTCAGAGCAGAACAACGAATTACACGCTTCATTGACTGACGCTATCATAGCTAACGTTTTAGCGGGTATGGCTGCAAACAACGAGCGTTTGATTTGGCAGGGTGTTAACGCAACTGCTGGTGAGTACGCAGGTTTCGAAACATTGTTCTTGGCTGACGCTACTGTTCTTGACGTTGCTGCTCCAGAAGCAATTGTTGTAGGTAACGTAATCGAGGAAATGGGCAAACTTGTTGCTACACTTCCAACACGCGTTCGTCGTGCTACTGAGAAGCCTGTTATCGCAGTTAGCTCAAATGTTGCTGAAGCATACAGAAGCGCAATTCTTGGTCTTGGTGGTGGATACTACCTTTATCAAGGTGAATCAGTTGTAATGAACTGGCAGGGACAGTACGACGTTATTGAGTGCCCAGGAATGAGCGACGACACAAT